ACCGGATGGCCGACCGGTGCCTGACCCCCCCCTTGGCGTACCCCACCACGTTTGGCGTACTCTCGTTGGTGCGCGGACCCTTTTGACGTGGTGCGTTCTCTACCGTTGGATAAAGCTTATCGCGCGATAACATTTTGAATTTTGAATTATTTGTTGCGCTCTGCTATATCTTTTACGTGGCATTGTCTGAACCATTCGATAAACGTTATCGCGCTATGTTTTGAATTTTGAATTGGTTGCACGGATATCTATAATTGGGACCATGTGTAACGATAAGGTTTGACTGGCAGATTTATCGATGTCTGCTACGTGGCCCAATTAAAATTCATGTGGCGAGTTAAGTTATTTTATATTTGAATTGTCCTTTCTATATAATGGAGCGTCTTTTGGCATGAAAATCATATATTATATTCCATAAATTAGGAGGAATATAATATGTATTCGTTTAAGTCTCGACGTGGGTCATCGTATCCCCAACGACGATCTTATCCACGTAATTCTGTGTTTAAACCTAGAACCCCTGTTAAACGTATTGATGGTAAACGTCGAGGTAATCAGGTAACTAAGGTTAATGATGAGGGAAAAATGTCTTTGCAACGTCTACATGAGAACCAATATGGACCTGAATTTGTTATGGCGCATAATGCAGCTATTTCAACGTTCATTAATTTCCCTCATTTGGGTAAAAATGAACCTAATCGTAGCAGGTCATATATTAAGTTAAGACGCCTTCGTTTCAAGGGTACAGTTAAAATTGAGCGTGTTGCTGGTGATATGAATATGGACGGTTTAGTTCCGAAAGTTGAAGGTGTATTCTCCCTCGTTGTTGTGGTTGATCGTAAACCACATTTGAGTTCATCAGGATGTTTGCACACATTTGATGATTTATTTGGTGCAAGAATCCATAGCCATGGTAATTTAGCTATTACCCCCTCCTTGAAGGTTCGTTTCTACATTCGTCATGTGTTTAAGCGCGTGTTGTCCGTCGAGAAGGACACTTTGATGGTAGACGTTGAAGGATCCACTTTGCTTCCATCGCGGCGTTTTAATTGTTGGTCTACGTTTAAGGATCTGGATCATGATTCATGTAACGGTGTTTATGACAACATTAGCAAAAACGCGATATTAGTTTATTATTGCTGGATGTCGGATGTTGTGTCTAAGGCATCCACATTTGTATCTTTTGACCTTGATTATGTTGGTTGAATATGAATAAAATGGCAATACTTTTATAATTGGGACATAAATCATTTTATTTCAATGACTTTGGCGGTGCTGGATTACAATTACTGTTAATACATTCTTGGACTGTTGTCCTAACCAGCTCGTTTAATTGGGCCATGCTCATCGTAATGTTGGACTGGGCTCTCTGTAACCCTACTTGTGATGCGGAATCACCTGGGTCTAATACACTCCCCCCTAATCGATTAAGGTCTCGATAAGGGTGTATTGCGTTTTCCACTTCTGAGTCTGCATCTGTATGTGTTCGTCCAATTGTGCTTCTGGAAGCCCATGAGTCGCCTGGCTTTAATTCTATTGGGCCTGGCAGCCCAAATCTGGACATTGATGTGGACCTGATGATTTTTCTTTCCCACCGTCCATAGTCCACATGTTGAAAATCCACATCTTTATGTGAGAACTGTTTGGACAGGATTTTGACGGTGGGTGCTCGGAATGGGATATCTACAGAGTGTTTCGCCGTCGAGAGTTTGAGTTTGCCTTTGAATTTGGCAAAATGCGTTCTCTGATGTACATTCGTGTCTGACACTCTGTAGTATAATTTCCATGGAATTGGGTCTTTGAGGGAGAAGAATGACGACGAGAAGTAATGGAGATCTATGTTGCATCTAATGGGAAATGTCCATGACGCCTGTAACGATTCGTTGTCTGTCATTCGTTTGTCATGGATTTCGACTATGACCGAACCTGTTGCGTTAATCGGGACTTGTTGCCTATATTCTATGACGCAATGGTCTATTTTCATACAACTACGGTTGAGTCTTGCAGATAATTGCGACGCCGTTGAAGGAAATTGAAGGATTATCTCAGTTAGGTCATGAGATAATTGATACTCATCCCTATGGGACTCTATGTAATTGAACGCATTCGGAGGATTTGCTAACTGAGAATCCATATATGAAAAATTGGCTGCGCAGCAGAACTGTTTGAACAAGAAGAAGGCGATAAGAACGAAATGTGTTTGTGTTTGACAAAGATCAGAGATAACGATGACTATTGTGTTTATGATATGTAGCTGTATCTGGGTTGAACCCTGATATGATTAGATAGATGTGTTTTTGAAAGTGATGAGTGTTTGCAGATGTGTGTATAAGAATCGGAGTGCTTTGTTCAACCCAGTTTGTGTGAGTTAAATAGAAATGAGTGTTGGGGTGAGCGAGAGCGTTTTAAGTGGCATTCTTGTAATAAGAAGGGTGTACCCCGATTGAGGCTCTCTCAAACTGGCTGATTATATCGGTGTATTGGTATCCTATATATAGTTCTTATTCCTTTCTATCCCTTTTGACACGTGGAGGCCATCCGTTATAATATT